ACGGATTTGGGTAGAAAAGAATTTAAGCTCAAATTAATCTGACAGACACGGTAATTTTAAACGGGGGACTGTCAGATTAGGTTTGATCTTCTACATTTAATCAAACTTATGCACATTTGTCCTTAGCCGAATTAAAAAGTCGATTAGCACATAATATAGAAACAATTTATCAGACTTCACTAAACTCTCTCGGCAATTGCCGTCTCTCAACTTCCGAAAGATACGCTTGCTTGCAATGATCCTTTTGCCAGAAAAATAACTTATTAATTGCAGCGTGGAAGAATTTCCATTTCTTTTTCGGGCTTTTCGCAAGCATAGCCCCACGATACGCACGGCTTGACAATGTTTCGTCTGGACTTCCCCAAATTAACGCGTTAAATAGTTGATCTAAGGCGATCGCAACGTTTAGCCAATATTTACTCTTCTTCATAGTTAGCACTCCAGCCAGTTGAGAAATCATAATTAAGCGGCTCTGCTGATTTCATCATTTCAGCGCGATGTTTTTCTGCATTAATGTGATCGGCATTTTCGTCAACGACCATTTGTAGAAAAATTTCATTGAGTAAAGTGCGGTTCATTTTGATGAAAGAATTGTCGTAGCACTTCCAGTCAATTTCACCAAGTGAATCAATCACTTTATCTAAGCCAAGATACTTAGTCTTCTCTTCCTCGCCAGTTTGAAACCACTTGCCGACTTGAGCGATATACACCCCGCCCAAGCCGTTTTCATAGCGTTTTTTCTTGATTTTTTCCCACATCTCATCTTGCTGTTCTGCGAGACGTTGAGCTTGTTTTTCTTCATCTACAACCCACTCGTTACCGTTCCACATATGTAATTCTGTCGGCTGTTTAGCAACTAAGATATACTGTTTTTGAAACTGAATAAGCTGTTTGTTATCAAGCTCTGATTCGTTTTCAATATCAATTTCAACAAAATCTTGTAAATTTTCTGGTACTGGAAAGATTTGATAGCTGTTTAAATTCTCTTTTAAAAAATAGACTTTCATTTATCCTCCTATCGAATATCAATACGTTTTATAAATCGACCCGCGAGATGTTGAATCTGTATTGTTGTACCATTTCTATCAACAGTTACAGCGAATCTCTCGCCAGCTGTATAATTCCCAATGTTGTATGTTGCTCGACGAACATCAAGCCAATAAACACCGCCTCGTTTCCCCTCAATTTCTGCGCCCACTTCAAAGCTTACTGGTTCAATAATGTTATTATCATCAAGCCTGTGATTTACTGATGATTGAAGATATAAAATAATGGTTTTACCAAAGCACTTGCTTATAGAATTTTTTAGGATCGTTCCATGTAACAAGTGCGACATTATGTCGCGTTTTAATATTTGAACCAGAACGACTAAACTGGCCATCTACAACGTTCGTGTTGTTGAACTGATACATCGGCTCTTTCGGTGAATCTTGGACAAGTATTTGCGTGCCACTTGCCCAGTAGCTCATCGCACGAAAGACTGATGTCAGATCGCGTAGTAATTTAATCGCTTCTTGTCGAGTCTGTATATACGCATTGCATGTAAAGCGTGGCTCATATCCACCAAAGCCGTCAGGCACTAATTCATCACAATATTTAGCAATCTGATACATCGACCATTTGTCGAGCATATCTTCTTTGATGTACTCACCTGCGCCATATTCTTCGTTAGTGAGTAAATCAAAATAGATCCAAACTGGATTATTTGAATATTTAACAGCAAATGTGCCGTCCCAGTCGCCAGTGTATAGGCGCGTGATTGGATCGTAATTTGACGGCACTTTTAACTTAATTCCACGACAGTGATAGCCTCGTGCAGGTATTGAGCTAAATTGTTCCGCATCAATTTGTACGCCAACATACGCAACACCTGGATATGTTAATTTTTCCTCAAATACTGTTGTTAATTTTGAAAAAATCGTTCTATTTTGTAGTGTCTGACTGTTTGAATCTTCAGTTAAACGTGTAACGCGAATGTTCCAAGGTGCTTCGCCTGTTAAACGGAAGCTATGTTCACGGTTATATGAGGTTGTTGTCTTACCGCTAATAACAATCTTTCCGGCATCAATCCATTGGCTACCATTTGCTTGATATTCAACTCTTAATTCAACTGTTGTACCGTTAATATCACCGTTACTTTTGTTTTGATAACTCAATCCTGGAACATTAATTGTGACTCTAACAATATCCGCTTCTGGTGCAATAATAGAACGTGTTATCGGATTATTTTTCTTAGTTTCTGTATTAACATCTGTTGTGACTTCGTTAGTTTCACAAATCTCAGACGGTGCTTGTCTTACGCTACCTGGTCGCCACTCAATAGCAACATTGTTGAAATTGAATTTCCCATTTTCGTCTTGCAGTGGTACATCACCGAAATAGACTGACTGCAATCCGTTTACAGGACCGTCAATTTCACCGCACGAGATGACATCAATAAACTTCGCATAAGAGCGAGAACGAAGTGAATCGGGTGCTTCTACTGGCGTTCTGCCACCACCACCACCTTTGCCACCTTTTTGACCGACTATTTGCATTTATTACCCCGCAAGTTTAAGGCTATTTGTGCGTGCAGTAATGCGCCACAATCTGTCTGCGAGGCAATTTCACACCCTCAAGATCTGTTGCTGGTAACAACTCAAAGCTGACTGTTAGATGATTTTCCGCAGTCTTTTGCGAAATATAAAAAATATCGTCTGGCAAATGCGCGTGCGGATCGGCGGTCAAATTGCCATTTTCAAAATTCACTGCATCAAGATAGATAATCTTTGTCCGCTTACGCGTGAGTTTTGCTCCCTCAATGCCTTTTAGCTTTGCCAAAACAAGCGTAATTGCACCGCCAAGGTTCGAGAATGTGATACTTGGTCTGACTGGATTTAATCCATCAACTGCAAACCCATCAACTTTCACTGGATAAGGCGTATATTCTTGCCCTTGCCATACAATCGCCTGTCCGAGAGGGCTTAATCCATCATGGAAACGATAGACAATATCGCCAAACTTAGTGAGATCTAACTCAAACAATTCGATCCAACCGTGTGCGGCGTATTGCTGAAGTTGTCCGTAAATGCTCATATTTGCTCCAATAAAAATCCCTTGATGATTCAAGGGATTTTACTTAGTTATAAATTGATGTGTCTAATTGCTTAAACCCTCCAGACTTAAATTTGTTTAAGTCTTGAATTATGAGTTTTACGTTCTTCACATCAAAAGTAATGCTGTCAATATTACAAGGCATACTCTCTGGATTTGTGAAACATACATTTAATAAGTTTGAATGTTTATTGCCAGAATGGAATGTGTAAATAGAATAAACTCATGCGCTAACTTCAGAATAAAGTTGAGTTCAGCTTCTAAACGTTTTTTTGTTCACCACTTTCCACTTCGTCATCTTCCGATTTTTCGACTTTCGGAAATTCACAAACATCTTGTACTTTATCAAGTAACGTTAGAATGTCTGTGTGTGTGAAGTTATTCAGTAGATGATCTTGGATTTCATCAACTGTCTTTTCTTTTTCTGCGTAAGACATAGAAATCGCAATCAAGCGAGTATTAACCAACAGATTTAACTTGTTCGCTTGATTTAGCTTGCGATGCAATTCTTTTTCCGTGTCCGATTCTGCAACGTTTTCTGGCTTATCTAACTCGTTCATGTATTCAACATAATTGAGATAGTCTAGCGCAGAGATTGCGGACAACTGAATTGCTGCACCGTTTAGTGTGAACTCAACTTTCTTCAACATGATTATTCATCCCCAGCGTTGTTGTTTTCTGCTAATGACGGTTTTCCGACATTTGTTAACTTGATCGTGCGTGTCATTGTTTCGTTTTGCGGCACCGTCTTACCAAGTGAAGATACCCATGCATAATAGACATCGCGTGTACCGTTAGGATATTTCACCATGTAGTAAGTTTTCTTGCCTGAATCGAAGTCGCCAACAATCGCTTGTTGTGCAGTATCGCCCGGCAACCACGCAAGCGTGATTGATGTTTCACCGGCAGACTTCGCACCTTGTGATGTGCCTTTCCATTCTGCGTTGGCGTCGTCTAAGTAGTTATCTTCATAACTTTCCGCTGTGATTTCGCCCGGTTGCAACTCTTTGATTTTCGCAATGCGATCCCAGTTAGCGTCTTTTTTAACTTCGTTAACTTGCAACACACCGCCCGCAACCACAGTTGCTTCTTTTTCGCTTTTCAAACGATAGAATAGTGTGCCAGCACCTTTCATTGGTGTGATTTTTTTATTTGTACTCATTCTTGATCTCCGAATGTGTAAGTGATAGTGAATTGAATATCAGCCGCGATCCACGTTCCGCTTTCTTCATCTTGATCGTAGTCAAAAGACGAGAAAACCACGCTTTCAGTTAGACTAGATAATGAAGATTCAACAATATTTGAATCGAGAATTTCTTGTGCTAACTTATCAAGACTGTCTTCACGCGCAGCGGATTTCATCATCAAATAGATGTGTAAAATCCCACTGTTTGTTTCATCAAGATAACCCGTTGGTGTTACGTTACTGATAAATACCGCCACCACCGGTGAGTTGTTTTCAATGTCAACAAACGACGGTTTCTCATTCAACTCTCGTTATAGATCACGTCATACCTAAATATGATGGCGGTTCAAATGATATATCCAATCTACTGCCTAGCTGTATTTCTTGTAATAGCACAAAAGGCAAGAAAACACTTGAGCAATTTCGGTTTTTTATTGAGTTCCGTAATGCTGTTCCAGAAATGACATTTAATCAATCACAAATGGAGTTTTTACGTCAAAAAGGAGTTCTAGAGCAAATTGGGGATTTTAAGAAGGTTAAATTCTTCTTTGAGGTGGGGTTTTAGTATGAGTGTAGGAAAGTTACTTATTGATGATCAGCCATTACAAGTATTGCCAGAGCTAGCAAAAGCTATTGGTTTGAACGAAGCTATTTTTGTCCAACAACTCCATTACTTCTTAAATATCAGCAAGCACAAATACGAAGAGCGTATTTGGATATATAACACTATTGATGAATGGTGCGAAATATTTCCTTTTTGGTCGAAAAAAACAATACAGAGAACAATTAAAAGGCTTGAGGAAATGGGTTTGATTTTATCTACAAACAAATTGAACAAAATGAAAATGGATAAAACAAAATGGTACTCAATTGCTTATGAAAAAATTGAAGAATTGACTAGTCAAAATGACCAGATGTCATGTGGTCAAAATGACCATACCAATAACCAAAGAAAAGACTTCTATACAGAAGAAAATACCCCCTTACCCCCTAAAGTGGAAAACTCAAACGATCTTGAAAATGCGTTTGATGTTTTCTGGAAAGTTTACAAAGCCAAGTTGAATAAATCTGGTGCGTTGAAAAGCTTCAAGTCTGCTTACAAGAAATATTCTCAAAAAACGCAAAAAT